TGCGTCTTTACTACCAGGTTTTACTTTACCTGTAACAGCAGTTTTTAATTTAGAACCAGGATTATCTCTTCTATATTTTGCAACTCCTGCTTTAGTCATTCCCGCCCCAGATTTAGTGGAGCGGAAATATTTTTTTGTTTTTGGTGGTTGCTTGTCTTTACTCATAATGTTTTATCCACTCACACCAAACTGCAAATTCCTGACCAGCAACTGTGGTTGCAGGAACTTCTAATTTTACATCTCCTGTATATCCAGCGGCTTCAGTATTGTTTAAGCCTCCGAATTCAGAAAAATCAAAATTATTGTCATAGTTTAATGATAAGAATGGAACATCTGCTGTAGCATCCCATGTCATGGTGGCAGAAGCGTTAGCTGTTCCACCACCCTGATACCAAATTTTATTTAAGGATACTTTTGTACATGCCTTACCTCTAAATTCACCTAAGGTAGAAACATCGACCAGAGTAATTGAGCTAGTGTTACCACCATCACAAGCTACAAAAACAGTATTAATTAGCTTTCTATCGCCCTGAAACTGAATTGTAGGTCCTGTTACTGTGTTAGCCATGATTTACTCCTTACGCAGGTACGTCACCAGCAAGTGCTATTTGATTATTTTGTAAATATTTAACAGTTACTGTAGCATTACCGGTTGTGGCATCACCACTAGCTCCTGTAAAGTCAGCTACCACTTGAATATCTGTTGAACCAACGTTTGATGCTTCAGCATCTAAAGTACCATAGGTTGTGCCAAGAGCTTTCACGTTTGCAGTTGCAATGAACGCATCTGCATCAGCAATAGTACCAACGGATACGTTAGCAGCGCCACTGTCATTGTTTACTTCTGTTACGTTTAAAATAACATCAGTAATTTGTGAATTTGCAGGAATTGTTGCAATAACTTGATTTAGGTGAGATGCACCTTGGATATCAGCGAAAGCTGATTGCCCCATAACAACAAAACCTGTGTTCTTGACGTCTTTACCAAGAGTAGTTCCTGTTGTATCTTTAATCGTTCCAGCTTTTACTGGACCCGAAAATGTAGTTGTTCCCATAGTCAACCTCCTTTGTGTGTTGTCGTTTAAGTCTACGGTTTATTAGTTTTACCATAAAAAAAGGGGGCATGAAAGCCCCCTTTAATCTAATTAATATTTAATTAATTATGCACCAGAAGTACCGAATACACATCTAGGATCAGAGAAGCCGAAGCTATATCTTTCTCTAGCTTTGTATTTCATGTTACCTGTTTCAAAGTCACCTTCCATTGCTGTTGTTAATGGAGTTCTTACGAAGTGTTTGAAACCATTAGGAGCATCAGTCTTAATATAGAACGCATCTGTGTCAGTTAAGTAATGGTTTACTACATAACCTTCAGGAATCATGTTCATGTTTCTTAATGCGTTGATATCGTTGTCTGCTGTACCTACTCTGTTTGGTGAACTTAAGATTCTATCAGCCACGAACTGAGATTGTACTGGAATGATCAGTTTTCTACCTCTAGTTGCGATTAATAATCCTCTCTCGTCTACAAACTGAGAAATGTCAATTAATGCCTGCTCTAATGAAGCTTCATTAAGGTCAGCATCGGTTGCAAGTCTGTTTGAGAAAGCACCACCTAATGCGGTTGGGTGAGCTGTGTTGATAAGTGATACACCATCACCACCAGGATTTGTTCCTGCTGCCCCACCTGCTGCAAAAGCGTTGTTTAATACGTCAGCAGCTTTGATCTGCTTTGTGTAAGCCATAGATCGAGCTAATGCACGAGTATATCTTGCTGACAATCTGTCATAAAGATTATCCTCCACTGCCTCTTCTGTTATAGCAAACGCTAACGCAATTGTTTCGTGTGTATAACGAGCTGTGAATGATTCTTGTGCTGAATCGAAGGTTACAGAAGCACCTTCAGCTTTAGTTCTTGCGTTACCAAAGCCTACGAGCATCTGCTCTTCTTCGAAAGCTCTCTCTGATGTTTCTTGATCAAAGATTTCTGCGTGTTCATTTTCGTACTTGTCGTACTCCAGGCCAAACAGTGCGTTTAACCCTGGCTCTAGTTCTTTAACTAGTTGTTGTCTTGATATTGCCATAGTTTAACCTCCTGCTTATACGCCTGTTGTATCAGTTAGAGAGTGTTTGTTGATCTTAACAATAATTGAAGCATTTGCTGCTGTATAATCATTGTTATCAACGTCAGTGCTTAAAGACACTACTCTAAAGTTAGCTGCACTTGATGTAGCAAAAGAACTACCATCAATTGCAACATTAGATACACCATTGTTGCTAGAACCAGCCGAGTAAGTTGCAATATTTGCATTGCTTCCTACTTGAGCTTGTCCGCCATTTGTATCATCAATCTTTGCTTCAAAAAGCATGTTAGGATCATCGAATACAAAGGCTTTCATGTTGTCTTGTGCTACGCCACCTGGATAGAAATTAGAAAAGGTCGGTTTCTTAGTTGTTGGATCATCATAGAAACAACCGTTGAAAATCCCTATCAACTCAGCGCCAGCAGTCGAACCTACAGAGATTGAACCGTTTGCATTTAATACAACGGGGTCACCCTGATAGATAGCACTGGATTCACCATTAGCAATCACGTACTCGTTAGAACCTATAGCGGTATAACCAGCACCTTGACCTTTAACGGGTCTGAATCCAAATACACTATTTATATTTGCCATTTTTGACTCCTTTAGTCTTAGTTGTTAATTACAACTTTCAGACTTAAGATTTTTTGTTCTTTGGTCCAAAAGTCACATTACTTTGCCTCTCCGCTTGGATTGGCATGCTAGGGTGTTCGTCTCGATAAATATCATTTTCCACTGATTCCTTTTGTCCTTGTGTTTGACGCAAGAAATATTCTTCTCGGTCTTCTTTAACTTCAATAGGACACCTCATCAGTATCAAACCACCTACTCCGATTACGCCTTTGTATCTACCGTCTTCATATTTTGGTAGATCGCTCCTGTCTGGATATTCATCAGCCCTAACAAACTCATATCCAGAACGAATCCTTCCCATGACATTTTTATCATCGGCAAGTCCTCGTGTTTCAGCTCTGATCCATCTGTGGTGCCATCCCTCAGGTGGTTCAGGGGCTTCGAGTGATGATGGAGGAACCCAACCTCTTTTACGAACAGTTTTTTCACGGGTCTCTGAAGAGCGTGAAGTCTTTTTTTGATTTACTTCTTCCATTTATGCCTCCTTCACGTATTTAGCATATTCATTAATAGGCACTCCTAGTCTTTTAGCCATTGCTACTTGTGACGGAGTGAGTCGTACTACTTTGCGACCAGCTTTTTTTGTGTTAGTGCGTGTGGTAGAAGCAACAGGCTGGATCGGTTTACTATCAACTTCTACATTCTCCTCTTGATTAAATTTTTGAGGAAAATATTCACGAATTTTTTTATCTATCCCACTATAGTACTCTTCTGACGTAGGATCAACCCCATTTCTAATAAGTTCACGATGAATTGCTTTTGCAGATTCAGTCATTACCTCATCTTCACCATACCAATCATTCTTTTGTGCCCATTCCAGAGCTTTTGGGTCAGGTCTTGGTGTTACGGGTTGTTGAACTTGTGTTTGCTTAGTTTCAGAAGGTTTTTCTTCAACATTTTCTTCACTTTGTTGCTTAGAAAAAGCAATTCTTTCTCTATCTATAGTAAGTTTTGCAATTAATTCGTTCGCTGCAATCTGTCCATCAACGTCTCTATTAGTAATTGCTGATTTTAATTTTTCTTTTGCACTTACTAGTCTGTCATCAACAGATTTAGAGAGATCATCAATATAGTTTTTATCTAATTTTTGATATGCACCAGCAATTTTATCTTTTTCTTGTTGAATTCCTTTTGCATAAGCATAGGCTGCTTCTTCTCTTCTTTCGGCCTCTCTTAATCTTTTGGTTAATTTATCTATTCTTGATTTTACTTTTGCAGAATAGTTTTCAACCTCTTCTTGTCCTTCTTGAGTTTCTTCAACTTTAATTTCTTGCTCTTGGACAGGTTCTGATTGTTGAGGTTGTGTTTCTACCTTTTCTTCTTCCGGTAATTCTACTTCAATCTCTTCTCTTTTATCTTGCTCTATATTTGTTTGCATGATTTAGCTCCTATCATGATTGTAAAAAGTTTTCAGGATCATCAATTACCCCTAGAACTTCATCGTCATTCATAAGTCTTACTTCACCACCCTCAATCCTAATTCTAGAACCAGCGTATTTTCCAAAAATAACCCAGTCTTTTTCTTTACACCATGCTCCGTTTGGAAATCTCTCTGCATCTTTATATGCATCAGGTCCCACTTTTAAAACAAGTCCTATGCTAGATGCTATTTGTGATTCTTCTAAAGATTGATCAGTAAGAATAATTCCACCTTTTGTTTTTTCTTTTCTTTTATAAGGAAGAACTAATAATCGCCATCCCGTGGGTTTGGGAAGTTTGTCAGTTGTTGATGTCTCCATCATCAAGCTCCATTCTTTTCAGCAACGAATTGATCTCAGTCAGCATTTCGTTGTACGCATGGTATTTACCTACCATGTTGTTATATTGATCCCAATCTTTCACACCCTGAGATACATACAAACTTACATCAGTTTGTTTTTGTTTCAAGATCTTTCTTAAATGATCTGAAAATTTAATAATGTCCATTATTCAGCAAATGATTCAACTATTTTTGATAAAGATTCGCATCTTTTTTTTGTTTGATGCCACCATCTCGAGTCCTTCATTTCCTGTGATGCTGTATAGTAATCTGCATCATTCAAAGCAGTCCACATGTTATTGAATTTACCCACACCTCCAATACCCAGTTGATAGACCATTTCCACAATTACGTGTTGTATATCCAAAGGCAATGAATTATCAGCACAACGTTCTTCAATTAGTTGTTCTGCATGATTACAAGCTTCAACTAAATCTTGTTCAAAGATATCTAATAAAAACTCTTCATCATATTTTTTATTTTCTTCCCAAAAGTCCTCTACACAAAGATGTCCGATACCTACAGTTTTTTTTCCTAGCGAATCTAAATAAACGTGGTCCCTATAACCTTCATGAAGACGAACTCTTTCACGAAGTGTATTATTTATTTCAATCATGATCCGATCCCCCAATGTTTTTCATGCTCGTCTTCTGATTTATCTAAACCGAGCAGTTTTCTTAGCAATGTTTTTAGGTTGTTTAACAAATTGTTTTCCTTTCTTGGTTCCTTTTCTTTTTGCTCTTGAAGTAGCTGCATATTCAGCAGGTGTTAATGATTTAATGGCGGCTGTGGGTAAATATCTTTCTCCTGTTTTAGAAGAAGGTTTACCAGACTTAGTACGCCATTTTTGTTTACCCCAGTCCTTCAAACTTTTTTGAGATTTTTTTAAGGCCATCAGCTTTTATATCCGCCACCCTTTTTCTTATACTCAGAGGCTAGCAATTGTGCTTTTCTTGCACTCCACTGTCCTGGTTTTCCACCTTTACTGCCAGCTTTAATTCTATTAAATAAATTTTTTCTCATTGTAGGCTTAGTGTAATTACCAGCCTTATTAACGGTAGATTTACTCTTCCGTGGTTTGCTTACTTGTTTGCTCATTTGATTCCTCGTTATTGCCATGTTTACATCCTACACAATCACATATTATACAAGTTTGATCACAATGGCAAAGACAACCACATTTTTCACAGGTATCCATCATTGATTCACATTTCATACAAAGCTTATCACAGCCTTCACACATTATTTATCAGAATTAATTTTCTTTAATTTTTCAAACGATCTTATTCCTGACATGCCTAAAAGTGCCATGACCAGCGGGAATAAAGTCGCCATGTCAAGCTCTGGAAGTGGATTATGTGGAATACTAAAAGCTGCAAGGACAAAAATAATAAATTGTTTCAATACATACTCCCA